ATCCTCGTCGACACCGACGAGTTCGGGTACGAGGGCGAGTGGCAGGGCGTCGACACCGACCAGGCCACCGACTTCGACGCCGACGCCATCAAGATGAAGATCAAGGCCGCGTACGGCTGGACCGACAAGCACTCCGAGGCCGCCGTCCGGGTCCAGGGCTGATCGTCCATGACTCACGAGCTTCAGCTCACGACCGACCAGGAGGACGTCACGCTGGCCCTCGGCCAGCATCCTGACGGCGTCCTCGAGTTCGAGGGCGGGACCGCCGCCGTCGACGACGAGTCGGTCGCGAGAGTCATCGACGACACCTACCCGAACATCGAGTACGTCGACGGCGACGCCGGCGCCGGCGCCGACGCGACCTCCGGGGACGACCAGGAGGACGACGACGTCGTCGCCGAGCCGCCGTTCGACCCGACCGAGAAGACGGTCGGCGAACTCGAGGAGCTCCTCGACGAGGGCGACTACTCGGCCGCCGAGCTCGACGCGATCGCCGCGGCGGAGGAGGCCGGCGAGGACCGGTCGACCGCACAGGACGCAATCGACGCGGCCCGCGAGTAGTGACCCATGAGCTACGAGGACGAATCGGACCTCAAGTACATCAACGAGCTCGCCGAGATCCCGCTCACGGGCCCGGACCTCTGGGAGGGCGACACCGAGTCGAAGCTGGACGCGGCCGAGATGGCCGAGAGCAAGCTCGAGGCGGACGTCAACGACGGCGACGTCATCGGCGATCCGTCGCCGCTCCACGCGCGAGCGGCCAACGCCTACGCCAGCTACATCCTCTTCATCGGTCCCGAGCACCCGGAAGACGCGCTGTCGGGCGAGATGTACGGCGGCGCTGGCTCGGACACCATGGAGTTCGCTCGCGAAGTCCATGAGGTCTACCGGTCACTTCGGTCGAGTATCGAGACGTCCGAGGAGGACGAGAGTAGCGACAGTAGCGACCTGATCTTCTCGGCATGACCTCGTTCGACGGCTTCGACGAGCTCGCCGAACAGCTCCGGGTGTTCCAACAGCAGCTGGAGAACGGCGAGCGCCTCGTCGACGACGCTCTCGATTCGGCGGTCGAGACAACGGCGGCGGGGGTCCAGCGTCGAACGAAGCAGAACCTCACCAAGCACGGCGCGGTCGACACCGGGAACCTGCGGAACTCGTACCGGTACGCTCGCGTCGACACCGCCCACTACATGGTCGGTACGTCGGTCGAGTACGGGCCCCACGTCGAGTTCGGCACCGATGCCCACGTCATCGAGGCCGACGACGGCGGGTTCCTGTACTTCGAGGGTGAGGATGGTCAGCTGATCCGGAAGCGGTCGGTGAACCACCCGGGGACGCCGGCCCAGCCGCACCTGCGGCCCGCGCTCCGGAACTCCGACCTCGCCCAGGAGATCCAGGAGGAGATCGAGGAGCTGTTCGAGAAGGTGTTCCAATGACGCCAGAAGACGTCCTCCAGGCCATCGTCCGCGCCCTCGAGGCCTCGGACGAGTTCACGGGTGGTGACTACATCACTCACGAGTTCGACCCCGAGGGGACGGACAACCGGCTCCAGCAGCCGATCGTCTCGTTCAACATCCCGAGCAACCCCCGGACGACCGAGTGGGACTCGGACCTCGCCGGCTACCTGACCGACGACACGGGGCAGCAGCAGGGCCGCATCTTCCGGCCGACCTGGGAGATGCAGATCGACGTCGCGATCACGCTGGCGGCCGGCAACGACGCGCTCGATGCGTCGGTGCTCGGCGGCGAGTTCCAGCAGGCGCTGCTGCCGCACGACTCGGCGCTGTTCTCGAATCCGTTCCCCGACGGCGACGGCGGTGTCGTCGAGGAGATCGAGGACTTCACGGTCGGGAACGGCCAGCGGATGGACGACCTGGCCGGCCCGGGGCTCCGGCGCTGGCAGCAGGAGCTCGCGGTGACGTGGTACCACGAGATCACCACGGATGACCCGGCGCTGACTGAGGTCACCGTCGCGGCGCCGTCGGAGATGTCCGAGGACGACGACGGTCGGATCGTCTGGGAGTACTGAATCGCTCGCGAACCAACATTCCACACAACCAACATGGTAGTTACAATCGGTCAGTCCCCCGGAACCGAGGTCACGCTCGAGGCTGGCGCTATCGGAGGCATCTCGATCGGTGCCGAAGAGAAGCTCGTCATCTTCGCGCGCGGCGACCCGGCGAACGGGGACGCACAGACGAACAGCCCGGTGAAGATCGGGGCGAAGGGAGAGGCCGAGACGCAGTTCGGCGAGGGCAGTCACCTCACCCAGCTGCTGAAGCAGGCCATCGACAACGGCGCCAACACAGCGTATCTGTGGGGCGTCATGCCGTCGACGCAGTCGGTGACCGGCGAGGCCGTCGACGCGGCGACGCAGTCCTTCACCCTGAACAACGCACCCATCATCGAAGACGTCGACGAGATCACCGTCACCGACCCGGCGGGGCCGACGGAGTACGACGTCGAGTTCCGGTACAACTCGCCACCCGACACGCCCCAGAGCGCGGAGACGGCCTTCGTCCGCCCGCAGTCCGGGGAGATCGAGACGGACGCGGCAGCCGACTTCGAGGTCGACTACAAGTACCTCGACTGGCAGGCGGCGTTCGACGCCGCCGACCCCATCGTGAACGAGGGCGAGTCCGGCGTGTACTTCGCCGGGACGGACGCCGAGTCCGTCGCGTCGACGCTCTTCTCGAAGGCGGAGAACCTCCGCGACCCCGCCTACAAGATGGTGAAGGCCGGCGCCGGCGCGCCGCCGAACGCCAACACCGAGGAGACGACGCCGGACCCGGACTACAACACGACGGAGTACGCGGACAACCTCGACTCCCTGCCCGGGTTCGCGTTCGCGCCGGCCCGCCAGGACAACACGACGGACACGCTGCTCGGCGCGGTCGCCGGGGTCGCTGCGGGGAACGACCTCCAGAACCCGATCCGTGGCGAGCAGCTCTCCGGCGTCGACGTCGAGTCCGGGTCGGACGACGCGGCCCTCTTCGACTGGGGCGAGCGGAACGACCTGCGGAACGCCCAGGTCATCCCCATCAAGCAGGAGGGCTCGATCAACCTCGACGGCTCGGTGTCGACGAACACCAGCGAGAACTGGGAGACGGACTTCCAGACGGTCCGCGTGGTCGACCGCGCCATCCTGGTGGTGTACGCGGTCGCCCAGCAGATCATGAACACGCTGGACACGCCCGGTCGCGACGAGATCGCGGCCGAGGAGGCGCAGGCCCAGCTCGAGGGGATGGCCGACGAAGGCCTCGTCCTCCCGAACCAGCCGAACGAAGTGAACCTGTTCGTGCGGCCCGTCGACGACACGCCCCAGGGCACGATCGCCCTCGAGATGGGCGTGACGCCGGTACAGGCCGTCGACACGTTCAAGACCACCATCACGATCGGGTGATAACTCATGGAAAACGACCGCAATCAGACTGGTGACGACGTCGAACTCGTCATCGACGGCGAAGTGGTTCCAGTCACGGACAAGGGCTGGACCGACACCCGGGACTGGGCCGAGTCGAACTTCGACGACTCGAAGGCCCCCGACCGCGGGCTCGCAGCCCGCTCGACGGAGGGGGACCTCGAGTACGACGGCACCAAGCAGGAACTGGAGCGGAAGCTCCACGAGGCGCCGCAGAACAAGCACCGCCTCATCTTCCGGAACAAGAAGCACGGTGGCGGCTACCGGATCATGAACGTCACCATCGACGACATCGAGCACTCGCACCCGGGCGACGGGAAGTCGAACGTCTCGATCAGCTGGTCGGGCGGCGAGCCCATCCCCTTCTGAGGACGTCGTCGACGAAGCGCGATCGGCGAACCGCTGAGCAACTACTTCTCGCGGCTACAACATCATGACACGAAACAGCGACGTTGAAGTTCTGAACAAGGTACTGGAGGAACCGGAGCAGAAACCGTACATCATCGAGACGAAGCACGGCACGATCGAGTACGAGATTCGACGTGCCAGTCGGACGCGGCGGCATGCGTTCATCGACTCGCTCCCGGACGAGCTCGTCGAGTACATGAACGAGCAGGCGAGCGAGCAGCGCGACCAGCTCGACATCGACGACATCTCCTCGCTCGACGACCTGAGCAAGGCCGAGCCCGACGACGCGCCCTCGGACACGATGCTGACCGAGGAGTCCGTCCAGGAGATGGAGGAGTTCATCGTCGAGCACCTGGAGCACTCCCAGATCTCGAACTCGGAGACGCGGGACCTGATGGAGCTGTGGCCGGACGAGCAGTTCTTCGCGACGTCGTTCCTGATCCTCGCCGTCTCCTCGGAGAGTGACTCGGTGAAGGACTTTCGCGTCGAGTGACGAGGGCCAGGAGCTCCTGAAGGACATCGAGCAGTTCGGCCTCCCGAACGTCGACTCCGCGGCCGACCTCACTGTTCCTCAAGCCGTTTTCCTGCGGGTAGCTCGCGCCGAGCGGAGTCGACGGAAGAAAAAGGAGATGAAAGGATAACATGTTCGAGGCACTCAACGCCAGCCTCCTCGCCACCGAGACGATCAGCCGCGCGATGAACAGCGCGGCGAACGCCACCGAGGCGGCGGGCGATGAAGCGGTCCAGTCAGGAGTAGAGTTCGGGTCCCTCGGGTCGGCGCTCGACCAGGTCGACGACGAGGCCATCCAGATGGGAGTCGGGATGCGGACGGCGAAGGGCGCCGTCGACGAGATGGGCGACGAGGCGCTCCAGGCCGCCCTCGAGACGAAGGCGCTCGACTCCGCGATGGACGACGCCGCGACGTCGTCGCTCGGCCTCGCCGCGTCGATGGGGCCACTCCGCGGCAGCATCGGCACGATGGGGCCGCTCGTCGCCGGCGTCGTCCCGCCGCTGTTCGGCCTGGCGGGCGCGCTCGGAGGCGTCGCGACGGCCGCCGGCGCCGCGGCCGGCGGGATCGCCGCGATCGCGTTCGGCGGCCTCCAGCGGAAGGCAGAGAACATGGCCGCCGCCTCGAGCCAGTTCGAGGACTCCTCGGAGGCGATGCAGGCGATCTTCAAGGACTTCGGCAGCCAGCTGAAGGAGGCGACCGAGCCGCTCCAGACCGCCGCGAACACCGAGTTCGCGATGGCGGGCCTCGAGGGCGTCATCGAGCTGGTCGGGATCGCCAGTCGCGGGTTCGCGCAGATGTCCGGGACGTTGCGTGAGGTGGGGTCGATGTTCGGGGGTGAAATCCTGGCATCGGCCCCTGCTGTCTTCGACGAGCTCGACACGACCCTGACGGCACTGATGCCGTCCCTCGAGGCGCTCGCGTCGATGCTCGGCGACGTCCCGCAGCTCATCGCGTTCCTACGCGAGAGCACCGTCCGCGTCCAGTCGGAGATGATCGGGCTCGGTGGTGCTGTCGTCGACGCCGCAGCGGGGCTGACCACGCTCGGGGTCGCCATCCTCGACCTGGTCCTCCCGGTGCTGAACCCACTGCTCAGCCTCATCGGGTGGACGGCCACGCTGATCGGCTCGCTCCCGGAGCCAGTCCTGGCCGCAGCCGGGGCGTTCGCGGTCTACACAGCTGTGGTCGCTGTCTACGGGAGCGTCGCCGGCGCCGCGGCAGCTGCGACCGGCGTGCTCGCCGGCGCCATCGGCGTGATCACGGCGCCGATCTCCGCGACCGCCCTGGCGATCGGGGCGCTCATCGGCGCCGTCGTCGGCATCATCACGTACTTCGGCCTCTGGGGCGACATCATCGGCTTCGTCAAGGGCGTCTGGAACGCCCTCGTCGAGATCGTCGAGTTCGCCATCCAGGTCACGTACGGGATGATCCTCGCGATCGAGGACCTGCTCGGACCGCTGACGTTCCTCCTCGGGCCACTCGGGGTCGTCATCTGGACGATCGCGAACCTCGGGGAGATCATCAAGTTCGTCGGCGGCGTCTTCGACTGGTTCATGGGCGTCGTGGACACCGTCATCTCGACGGTGATGGGGTGGGTCGACACCGCGATCGGCGCCATCCAGCAGCTCATGGACTGGGCGATGTCGGTGGTCAACGCCATCCCGGGCGTCTCCGTCGACTTCGGCGACGTCCAGGAGACCGTCAACCTCGACGGTCTGAAGGCCGGCGAGGAAACCGAGTCCGCGCCCGAGGACGAGGACAAGGGCCGGACGAAGGAGGAGTCGAAGAACCACTACGACTTCCGCGGCGCCAACTTCGGGGACTCCTCGCAGTCCCAGGTCGAGCAGACGGTCACCGAGGCCGTCCGGAAGGCGAACAGCGAATCGCGGGCCCGCGAGGACGGCCAGCAGTTCTGACCACCCATGAGCTCTAACGAAAACATCACGGACGAGCGCCGGCCCACTGCCCGGCTCGGGGACATCGAGTTCGCGTTCGAGCATCCTCAGCTGAGCAACCAGGGCTCGGGGAAGTACGTCCAGCACGAGGTCCTCCCGCTCTCCGAGGAGGACGACCGCGCGATGGTACTCCAGCCGATGGGCCGCGAGGCCCGCGACTGGACGCTGCGCGGGACCTGCTACAAGGAGACCGCCAACACGCTCGACGACATGATCGGCACGGTCGTCAGCCTCCGGCACTCCAGGCACTCCGGCGACGTCTACATCAGCGACGTCAGCACGGACCCGCAGGGCGTCGAGGACAGCACCGGCTGGCGCTACGACTACATCGTCGACCTGATCGAGGTGGTGTGAGTGCCCATCGAGACTCGGCCTGTCTACGGAGAGGTGCGCGCCGCCGGCGAGACGTACCGCATCGTCTCCGGCGGCACCTCCGGGACGTCCCACCAGACCGAGCTCGACACGGGCCTCACGTACAAGAGCGACCGGTACAACACCGCCGGGAAGCTCGACGTCACCGTGCTCTCGGAGACGGACATCCCCGAGGAGGTCGACGCCGAGGTCTACCTCCGCGACACGCTGGTGTTCCGGGGGACGATCCGGAACTCGAAGCCGGGGATCTCGCTGCGGATCCGGCTGAACTGCTACGACGCCGTCGCGGACCTGAAGCGGAACACCCTCTCGGGGACGTACAACCGCGCCTCGATCACCGAGATCACCGAGGCCGCGCTCGCCGAGGCCGGCGTCACCGGCCAGGTGGACCTCCCGCAGGTCCGCGTCTCGCCGTCGTTCGACAAGACCCGCTGCGACAAGGTGCTGAAGAAGGTCGCCCGCTGGGGCGACGCGGCCTGGTGGGTGTCCGCCGGGAACGAGGTCGTCGTCACGGAGAACATCGCGGCGGAGACGGAGCGCCACGAGGCCGAGCTGATCCGGGACGCCTCCCCGGGGAAGCGGACGCCCGCCTACCAGAGCGTGCGCGTCATCGGCTCGAGTCCCGTCTCCCGGCGCGGCCTCGGCTACCGGTACATGATCTCGAGCTCGCCGATCGTCGCGACGGCCGGCACCGGCACGCCGCGGTTCACGCTCCGGGACAACGACATCCAGACCCAGGAGCAGGCGCAGAAGGCGGCCGACGCCATCCACAAGCGCCTCCAGGCGCAGCAGAAGTCGGGCTGGATCGAGCTGGTCGGCAACGAGTCGATCCGGCCGTTCGACACGGTCCAGATGCCCGAGACGCTCGGCGGCGAGGAGTACCTCGTCTCCGCGATCAAACACACCCTCGACTCCAGGAGCGGGTTCGTCACGCGCTGCAACCTCGGGGGACTCATCGAGGCCTAACACC